CGCGTGTTTTTTTTTTTATTTTTTATATTTATAATTTTACGTTATATTGGAGCCGCACTCATCTCGCTTTAGCTACCTCTCTCCTATCAATGATAGCTGTTCCCAGGACAGCAATCTATTGAGGGGTTGCTCACCAATGTCCACGGAGGGATCATTAAAATGCAAGGCCACTAGATCAAAGGATGGACGCACTGTCAATGTTTTCATAGTTAACGTGCTGTCCGATTTCTTGAGGCGAGCCAACATCTCCATCGTTATATTATCGTGGGGATTGTTGTGTAGGAAATGCGCCATGTGGGTGTAAGGATCGTATTCAGGATCGTCGTGCTCTTCTTTGAGCTCTTGCTCTAGCAGGTCTAAGTGTTGACTCAATATGATCCAAGCATGTCTGTTCACTCCCTGAGTGTCCCATAACATGCCGATCACACGCCCTACTTGAACAAGTTTGTTGTGCACGTCTGTGACGGTCTTAAAAGTCTTGACCATCACTTTCCCTGAAGTACGATAACCGCACACGCGAAACCTTACTCTATCTAATACTTTAAAACCTCTGATCACGAAATGGCGTTGAAGGATCTTGGGGCCCGGTGTGAGAAGTTCACCGTTATCTGGTTCGTTCAGTATGGTATACAAGTGATCGTGCTCTGAGCTATCTGCGGACTTAATGATCATGTCCCAAACGCGAGCTACGTATTCTTGAAAGGAGTCCAAACCGAATTTGAGTTGTCGTGGTTGTTCTTTTAATAGTTTGCAGTAATCCCGGAGTTGAATAGGTATGGCGGCTATTCCGTCATCGCCATAAACTTTATTGAATATTTGATCGAAGTGTGGGCGCAGGCGCTCAAATTCTTGCTTCGACATATTGGCACGTATCGTGTCCATGACATAATTGACGTAAGAGATGAAGATGAGGGCTGATATGAGAGAGTCTATCATGCTTGTTCCATACTCCCCACTAAACAGAAGGCCTATTACCGCTCTCCATTCCGTTTGGAGCAACCAATGCACGAACTTGACTGCGTAATTGTCTGCCGTCCAGGCCATCAGCACTCTCAACAGTGAAAACAATTCATGGTCTTCGTCATAAAATGCAAGAATCAATAGTGAGCAAAGAATGAGCGCCGCTGCTTTAATTGATTGGTCAAATCGCGAGAAGTCCCATTCCCAATAGAAATGAGCTCGGGGCTGGTTGGGCATAGTTCCCCGTAAATACTTAAAGAGCCTAGATGCTCCATTGCTTGCCCATTTAAATCCAACCATGATAGGTCCTCTGTTATACATCCACCTATACACCGGGTAGGCGGACACCTTATCAAAGAGGAACTTAATCATTTCTGGATTGAAAAACAAGCGTAACTTGTCTGGATCTAGCTGTATCTCTAACTTCGTGCGCAATTCATTGACCATCGTTTCCCATTCTTCGACACCCCACCCTTCTGGATGTTTTTGGAGAAATGCGTGTATGCGTTGACACATCGCTATTAGCTTTGTCGTCGAGGGGCCGTAGCAATCTTCTTTTGTTGGGTTAGTCCGATAGTGAATGTGCTCGTCTCCGTCAGTTTCTCCTCTGTATAAGCCTCCTTTCGATTGGCGAGGATAAGACATCTTATACGTTTCACGGCTTGTGAAATCAGGAACTGGTAGACGAGTTTTCAAATCTTGGAACCCCATTTGTGCTAATAATGTGTCGATTGAGCGTCGCATCTCTTCTCCGGTCATGCGTATATGGACTTCATTTCGGTGCATCTTGCACAAGGCCTCGTGGAATGGCCCTGCTGCATCGCCCACTATTATCCCTTTCTTAATTGTTTCTAACATAGGATGTTCATCTATGTCAAGGTCTGATCTGCATAACGGACACATAGGGCGCTGCCCTCCTTTGTTGGACGTTTCATACTGTTTATAAATGCAAGAGACATGGAATTTGTGTCCACACACTTTATTAGTGGCAATGTGAGCGTGCCCATGTTCGTCCTCATTTGACATACAAATGGAGCACGAAAAATCACTTGGAGCTTGTTCGTGCTCTTTAGTAAACAACATTCGCGCATGTCGCATGAGGTATGGCGGATTCACTGGAATTAAAGGCATCACAAGAGGCGGCGCTCCCTTGTAGGTTGAATGCACGCGAATCAGGTTAGTGTCATTACAGATAGATGCTCCGGCTTCTCTAACCTGCTCTAAGGCTGTTCCTCCGAGCTGATTGAGTGCCAACGATCCTCCGGTATGATACGCATGTTTCCGAGCAAACACATACGCTTGCAATTGTGATGAAATTCCGGTGTACCCGTAGAAAGAACATTGTGGGACGTCAGTGGGGCCAGGAATAACATGTGGAACAGGATCCATTCTTTTGTAAATAGTACAAAGGAAACCTCCTTCAAGAACAATAGAAACGTGGAAGGC